TTACCTACAAGGTGTTAACCATAGGCAAGAAGAAGCGGAAGTCTCAACATTTGGGCGGGACACATGCGTCACCGCGAAGTCACCTGCGCCGTGGGCACTACCGTACTAGCCCCAAAGGGGTGCGTTATTGGGTGCAACCATGCATGGTTAAGGGTGATACGGACGGGTTTGTCCATAAGGACTACAGAGTAGAGGCAGAAGCAGCATGATCCGGCGCATCATCGACTGGTTTATAAACCGCTTATTCAAAGACCAGAAGGATTGGGATCAATGAACGTCATCACAATCGACTTCGAGACCTATTATAGCCAGAAGTTTAGTCTGTCTAAGGTTACTACCGAAGAATATATCCGTAGCTCACGGTTTGAAACTATCGGCATAGCCGTGAAGGTGAACGACGAGGAGACCCAATGGTTCAGCGGAACTAAGTTAAAAATTAAAAAGTGGCTAAGCCAATTCCCATGGGACAACGCTATAACTGTGGCGCACAACGCTATGTTTGACATGGCTATCCTATCGTGGGTGTTCGACATTCATCCGGTACGCATTGCAGATACCCTGTCGATGCTGCGTGCTATCGACGGGCCTGACGCTGGCAATAGCCTAGCTAAAGCTGTCGAGCGTTATGGTCTAGGCGAGAAGGGCACAGAGGTAATCAACGCGCTGGGTAAGCGGCGGTTGGACTTCACCCCTGACGAACTGAAACGATACGGTGAGTATTGTATCAACGATGTTGAGCTTACTCATAAGCTGTTTCATGTATTACTTGAGACCGGGTTTCCTATGATTGAGCTAAAACTAATCGACCTGACCATCAACATGTTCACTGAGCCAGTGCTGACCTTAGACAAACAAGTCCTCACAAACCACCTGTCTATTGTGAGGAACGCGAAGGACGACCTGCTAAGCAAAGCTATGATTGGGAAAGACCAGTTGATGTCTAACGGGCAGTTGGCAGAGTTACTGCGTGGCATTGGGGTTGAACCTCCGACCAAGATAAGCGCCAAGACAGGCAAAGAAGCGTTTGCGTTTGCCAAGAGCGACGAGGCATTCAAGGAACTGCTGGAGCATGAGAACCCTGTGGTGCAAGCCATTGTAGCTGCGCGGTTAGGTGTAAAGTCTACGCTGGAGGAAAGCCGCACTGAACGGTTCATCCAGATTGCAGAGCGCGGCGCACTACCTGTGCCGCTACGCTACTATGCTGCCCATACTGGGCGATGGGGTGGGGACGATAAGGTCAACCTCCAGAACCTGCCGCGCAAGTCAGAACTCAAGAAGTCTATGCTTGCGCCGGAGGGTTACATGTTCATCGACTGCGATAGCAGCCAGATCGAAGCGCGAACCTTGGCGTGGCTGGCAGGACAGCATGACCTTGTTGCTGCGTTTGGTGCAGGTGAGGATGTGTATAAGATCATGGCAAGCTCTATATATGGCGTGCCTATCGACGAGGTAACAGACCCGCAGCGGTTCGTGGGTAAGACCACTATCCTTGGCGCTGGCTACGGCATGGGCGCAGCTAAGTTTCAAGCGCAGCTAAAGACTTTCGGTGTCACTATGGAACTTGATGAGTGCAAGTATATCATCAACGTATATCGTCAGACCTACCCGATGATACCTAAGCTATGGCGTGAGGCTGGTGATGCGTTGGAGGCTATGGCTAACAACCAGACAGCAACCTTTGGCCGCACTGGGGTAGTCACGGTTGAGGGCTACAACGGCATCCGGTTACCCAACACCCTGCGCTTGAAGTATCCTAACCTGCGCTACGTTATGCACGAAGGTAAGAGCGAGATGGTCTACGATACCAAGAAGGGTAGAACCGTACTGCCTACCCGTATCTATGGCGGAAAGTGCGTAGAGAATGTGTGTCAGGCGCTAGCCCGTATTGTGATTGGTGAGCAGATGCTGATGATCGCACGCCGTCACCGCGTGGTGATGACCGTGCATGATGCGGTAGGTGTGATTACACCAGCTACGTTATTAGAAGAGACGCGGCAATTCGTAGAACAATGTATGCGGATGCGGCCTAAGTGGGCCGCTGGATTACCATTAAACTGTGAGAGCAAGATAGGAGCAAGTTATGGCGGATGAGTATCAATTTACAAAAGACTGGTTCAACTGGGCACCAGCAGTGTGGGAGCAGCTTACCCCTATGCTGTCAGGTGTAGCAGGGAAGCGCAACTTCCTTGAGATAGGTTCCTTTGAAGGACGCAGTAGCGTCTGGATTGCCGAAAACATGATGCAGGATGGTGACCACCTACGCTGTATCGACACTTGGGAAGGCGGCGAGGAACACGGTGAAGAGAACATGAGCGAGGTAGAAGAGCGGTTCCGTGCCAATTTGATTGTTGCTACGCAGAAGGTTCCAGAGCGCCTTATCTTCCAGAGCAAGGGTACCTCAGTTGCTAGGCTAGCCCAGCTTCAAGGCAAGACGATGTTCGACTTCATCTACATCGACGGAAGCCACAAGGCACCTGATGTGCTGACCGATGCGTGTATGGCTTGGCCGTTGCTCAAGCTTGAAGGTCTAATGGTGTTTGATGACTATATGTGGGGCAACCCCCGCGATGCACTGCACCGCCCTAAGATTGCTATCGACGCTTTCACTAACATCTTTGGTGAGACAGCAGAGATTGTTCACGTTGGTTACCAGTTAGTAGTACGCAAGAAAGGATAAGGATATGTTTGATTTAGCTAGTTTAGTTGTCGGTGCCTCAAGCGGTTTCTTTCTAGGTATATTTTTTACCACAACCCGCACTGGACAGATCAAAGAAGAGAACGAGCGGCTCAACGCAGAGCTAACGAAACTCACTGACCGCGACGAGCGTGGCCGTTTCAAAGGCGGTAAGTAGTGCCCAAACGGGTATGGACGCCTGAGAAGGACGCCGAGTTACTAAGCTATTATCAGCACGGTCTAAGGCCAGCGTACATAGCGGAACAAATGGGGCTTACGATTGCCTCCGTGGAAGGCCGTTACGGGAAGCTAAAGAGAATACAAAAAGCTAAGGAAGCACAGAGTAATGACTGAAGAAAAACGACCTAAGATTATGATTGCCACCCCTATGTACGGGGGCATGTGTACTGGCATGTATGTAATGGGCTTGCTCAACACTATGGCTAAGATGCGTGAGCTTAAAGTTGAGGTGCGTTGGGCGCATATGACCAACGAAAGCCTTATTACCCGTGCGCGTAATGAACTGGCCCGTATCTTCTTAGCTTCAGACTGCGATTACCTAATGTTTATCGACGCGGATATTGGCTTTGATGGAGATGCTATAGCTCACCTAATGGCTGTAGACGACGACATAGTATGCGGCATCTACCCAAAGAAGGAAGTGAACTGGGATAGCGTCAAACGTGCGGCGATTGCTGGCAAGGAAGACCTTGAGGATCATGCGGGTGCGTTCGTATTTAACATGGTAGGTGAAGCCCATGTGGAAACTGACGAGCGTGGTGTCATTGAAGTACGGCATGGCGGTACAGGCTTCATGCTTATCAGGCGTGGGGTATTCGATCACCTTGCGCCGCATGTACCGACCTACCGGACATCCTCATTCATCAAGCCAGATGGTGAGTACGACAAACCACTAACGCATGAGTACTTTACCACAAGCATCGACGATACAGGTGCGCTGTTATCGGAAGATTATCATTTTTGCGAACTGTTTCGCAAACACGGGGGGAAGATATACGCCCACCCCTTCGTGAAGTTGGACCATGTTGGGACATATGTTTACAACGGGGACATTTTGAAATCGGGCGGCAATCTCAAGTAAGGAGCAGACGAAATGAAAAATACAGCTAAAGCAAAGGGCATTATAAAGCTGCTGAAGCAGGGCTATTCGCCTAAGGAAATTACTCAACGCATGGATGCAAGCTACAACTACGCATGGACATTGCAGAAGCAGATGGCGACAGAGAAAGCGGCAGCGAAGGCTGCTAAGGAAACCATAATCGAACCTAAACCAGAACCCGAAGTCAAGGCTAAAGAGGAAGAAGTAGACAAGGTGCTGGACGAAAGGGAAAGCCAGTATGGTTCGTACATGCAGTCCTCAGACACGGCTATCAAGATTAAGAGCGCTATGCACAACGCGATTGCCCGTAACGACTTACACTTATATCCTGACCAGTTGATGTCGTTGGATATGATTGCAGTCAAGGTAAGTCGCATAGTAAATGGTAACCCTGCACATCGAGATAGCTGGCTTGATATAGCGGGTTATGCTATGTTGGTGGCTGATCGCCTCCAAGGGAAAACCAGATAATATGACAGCATGGTCCTATAGCAGCATCAAGACTTTCGAGCAGTGTCCGAAGAAGTACTTCCACCTCAAGGTGGTCAAGGACGTTAAGGATGAGGCTGGTCCTGCTGCGCAATACGGGACTGATTTCCACGAAGCTGCCGAGTTATTCATTAAGGATGGCACACCCATTCCACCTAAGTTTAAACAGTATGCTAGCGTAGTGGAAGCGCTAGCAAACTTCCCCGGCAAGAAGCATACCGAGCTTAAGTTGGGTGTCCGTAAGACGGATACTGGCTACGAGCCGTGTGGTTTCTTCGCTAAGGATGTGTGGTGGCGTGGCATCGTGGACTTGCTGATCGTGAACGGCAAGACTGCCCACATGATCGACTACAAGACAGGCAAGAACGCTAAATACGCCGACATGAAGCAGCTAGACCTGATGGCGGGGGCTATCTTTACGCACTTCCCAGAGGTGATGAAGATCAAGTCAGGTCTAGCCTTCGTGGTCAGCAATGAGTTTCCTAGGAAGACTCACGCTGCTGTGCAGCGTGATGATTATCTATCCGTGTTCGACAAACAACTAGACCAGCTTGATGCCGCAATGGACAGCGGTGTCTGGAACCCTAAATCTGGGCCTTTGTGTGGATGGTGTCCTGTGGTAAAGTGCGAACATCATCGCCCAAGGAGATAGTGATGCCCTACAAGAACAAAGCCGACCGAAAGTACGACACTGCTGCCAAGTATGAGGCTAGCCCCGAACAGAAGAAGAACCGCGCTGCGCGTAACGCTGCTCGTGCCAAGCTTATGAAAGAAGGCAAGGTCAGCAAGGGTGATGGCAAGGATGTCGCTCACAAGGTAGCTTTCGATAAGGGTGGTAGTAACAAGCAGGGTCTGCGCGTCGAGAGCGCCGCCAAGAACCGTTCGTTCAAGCGGGACAGCAAACATAATCTGGTGGATGAAACCAGCAAACGAGAACGGAAGAAATAATGCAAAGCATTGACGATAAGGTGCTACTCGTCAAGACTACTGAACCCAAGACTATTACCGATAATATTACGAAGAGCGCGGTATATAGGCAGGATGGGGATACGTACGAAGTAGCAGTGAGATGGGGCCTCAAGGAAACTAAGGCGCTCATGAAGCTTGGCGTGGACAACCCGCCATCACCAATCCAAAGGCACTATAAGTGGTCAGGCAAATACACGCCGTTCAACCATCAGAAAGAGACTGCTTCCTTCCTTACCCTTAACGACAAGGCGTTCTGTTTCAACGAGCAGGGTACAGGTAAGACAGCCAGCGTTATATGGGCTGCGGACTACCTGATTAAGCTGGGCGAGATTAA